TACGTGTACCTTGTTAAATATTATTTACCACGGTTAATCGCTCGCGCTACGCGCTCGCTAAGTGCGCGCCATGTTAACACATAGTGAGCATGATTGCGGAAGCGAGCGTAGCGAGCGGCAACGATCAGTATATTTTATGCCCCCATGGGGGTAATATTTGCGTTACTTATATGAGATATGGGTTCACAAATTTATGTCATTTTTTAAGGAGCCTTTGCTCGTTAGCGTAAGGTTCCGACATGACGAAAGAGGTATAATCAGTAAAATACTGTGGAAAGTAGGACCAAACGGGAAGACACTGTTTAATATTATGATAATTGGAGGTACACATAGTAATAAACAGTGCTAAGCAGTTAAGAGCCTGGGTTAGGGAGACTAACATCGAACATTGCGGTATAAACGATAGGAAATTGCTGTTGGATGAGTGATTTAACGTTATCTGCTATTAATTTGTGTTCATATTGGGTACCATTAGCACATCTCAGGTCAGTATAGTGCAACCAGGAGCGTAAGGTACCGTTCATATAGAGTTTAGTGGGAGTTGAGAGGGGAAGGATGTCTCTTGCACACTCTTTAGCAACACCATGATCTAACATATCTGTATATAAGTCAAGGGATTGCTTATATAACTCTTGAGTACGCATTTCAAACTGTTGAGTAAGGAATGGATCTAGATCATCAATACTATTCTGTCTATTCTTAGTATCTTGTCTACGCAGGTTAGGCAGTTGGGGCGTGTTAACGACTTGAGCGTAGCGTTGGGAGAACTCTTGGAAGGAAAAGGAACGGTGACGAAGGATTTGACTAGCAACACTTCGGGTTGTGTCAATCTGTACACACATATTAACCATTTCAAAGGGAGACCAATGCTTATGTTTAATTAGATATTTAATAAGACCTGTATAGTTATCATTATCTTGATTAGCAGGGTTAGATACTCTAGCCATATAAGCTATTAATGATTCAGCATCGGGTGTTACGTGAACGAGTTCTACGTTATGCATACAGTAGTATAAGTTGTGATGGGATTAATAAAGAGTGGTATTAGGCAGTATAATATATACTCCAAGATTCAGTAGTATTAAGAGGAGGAATGAGAGCTTGTCTCGAATTCCTCCCTTTGAGCAGTCGGGTCCACCCTTCCCTTCTGCCTATACATGTCCTACCGTTCTAAACCCAGTGGTTGCAACGCATCTTGCGATGCTACTAAACCCAGGTAGGGACTGAGTTTGTAGGATTAGAGTTAGCTTGTTGTCTTTGTGTTAAATTCATACCCAATACTAAGTGATTAGCAGAGGATTGAGGGTCGTCAAAGAACTCTTCTAACATAGCATTCCATTCTGTACGTTTACGATCTTTAATAGCTTCTAGGGCAGAGATACCCATAGCATCTGTAAAGTATTTAACACCTTGAGATAGAGCGTCTAGTCTATCATCATGTCTAATTGCACCTTTTTCACGACACATCCTAGACATTTGATAGAATAGCATATAGAGTAATCGTTCTTCTGGTGCAGCATCAGGATTAGACTTAAAGTCTTTTTCAACTACGGAACGGTCAATAACGAGTCGATGTTGATTGAGGATGGGTTCAAGGGAATCGATGATTCGATCTTCTTTTCTAACATTTGCTCTGACTTCTTCAATATCAATTCCTTGCTTTGTTTGTTGAAGATGTTTGCGGAACAACTCGCTAACAATCCCGTCACCAAAATTAGTTTCAATGAGTAGCTTAGATACGCCATACTTTTTACAACCTTTTAGAATATCGAGTAATGTTTGGTCGGAGTACCCATCTCTGTAAGCTCGCATGTCGTGCAAGTACAGGAAACCGTTGCGTTGTGAGATAAAAGCTGCAGCTGTTTCATCCGTGCCACGGCCCGACGGGTCAACCGAACATATTGTTTCTTGGTAAGAGTCCCACTCTCCTTGTAACTGCATTGGAGAGTAGAAATAATCTCCAGGTAGACCAACTGTTGGGAGGTCTTTGATGACGTTTTGTGGATCGGAGCACCAAACGACGGATTCTGGAGCAGTAGTGGGGTTAACAGAAGTGACAATAAGGTCAGCACATTTGAGAGGGAATTTTTCTGCATCAGATAAGGAGGTGTCTAACATGAATTGTAGCATGAAGTTCGACCGTCCCATGGACGCTTCACGCTCTACCAGATCATCATTATCAAATCTATCATCTGTTACTTCCCATTTCTTAGCACCTTTATCGATGTCTTCGACAAGTTGTGGTGCTAACAAGCCTTCGTATTGACTAACTTTACGAGGGTATCTAGCAGGCCAAACGAAAGGTTTGTAAGAACGTTCTGCTAGTTTACGATATACAGTAAAGGTAGTCTGAGGTGTTCCGAGGAACATAATACGGCTATCTGGTTTAGGAGTGAGAATAGATTCAGCTTCAGTACAAAGTTGTAGAAGTTTCTCCCTCATAAATTCCGTCATGCTATTGCCAGGAACTTCAATGTCGTCAAGAATCATTAAGTCAGCGCGAGAACCGGTCAGTTGGCCTGTAATCCCGACAGACTTGACGGAAGGTGCTTGGTGGGGGGAACAAGCAACGTCGAAGCTTATTCGCGACCAACGCGAGTCGTCGCCTTTGGGTTGTAAATGCTTTAACCATGGAGTTTCAATAATTAACTTTTGTAGAAAGATAGACATGTTATCTGCACGTTCTTTAGATGCAGAGATAATCATTATCTTTTTTTCGGGGTTATTAAAGAGAGTCCACAGAACAAAAGCACCAGTAATCCAGCTCTTACCAACTCCCCGAAATGCTTGGATCTGTAAACGCTTTGGACCATGTTGAAGGTAATCAGCAATTGCATATTGGGCACGTGTAGGATTTGGTAGGTCGAGTTCATTCCATAAAGCCTGTAAGAATAGCTTAAAATCGTCTTTAAGGAGGTCTAAAGTGTTCATAGGTACAATCTAGCGTAGAGTAGGTGGAAGGGTGGTTAGAGGGGCTTCTAGAACCTTCTTTGTGAGTATTGCTCTATAGGTGTAAAACCAAGTTGTTGAGAAGGTGACATAACCATTTCCTCTTCCATAGGTGCTGCAAAAGTTAATTTAACAGTGCTTTTTGCAAAATCTAATTTTGGTACTTTAGGAATTCTAGTAGTTCTAGGTTTAGCAATTGGTATTCCTTCACCTGTTTTTATACCTGATACATCAAACTCAGGTGGTACAGCTTGTGATGTAGGTAGTTGTGTAATAGGAGCAGGGTTATCTATACCAGTATATCTATCACCAGGTATATTTACATCTTGTGCACGTAAATCAGATCTTCTTCTGCTTTGAGCTTCAGCTTGTTCTATAGGAATTCCTGCATCTACATCCATAGCTCCTTGTACATCTAGGTTACCAATAACTTTTTGTCCTTCTGATTCTAAAATTGCTTCATAAAAATCAGTAACCCAATCTGGAGGAATACCAAGGCGCCTCATATCACGTCTTGAAATTCTAGGTTTTTCACCATGAGCTACATTTTCAACACCAATTTCAGGACGCATAGCACGACCTGTGGTTGGACCACCACCCATAGCTGTATCTACATCAAAATCTTTAGCACCTTGAAAATGTCCTTCGTGGTAAGCACCAACAGAACCAACTTCTGAAGACATATCAACTCTTTGTCTAGTTGCTTCTGCTTTACCTTTACCTGTAGAAGTTTTATACCATTTCGCTACTGTTGGACCATAATTTTGTTCAATCCAATCTAAAAAAGTTGGCGGTATTTTTCTAACGCCTTTTTTACTAGGGTCTCTAGCCATTAATTAATATACTCCATAATTAAGTGTTCACGGAGTTTATTAACTCCAAATTTGGCTCTCATCCATGATTGCCAATGGTTACTTCCTTTGTCCTGATTGCATCTGGTACATGCTGGTACGACATTCGTATTGACATCTTCGCCCCCAAGAGAACGAGGATGTACATGGTCCAGAGTAAGTTCGTGTAATTCATAAGTTTCTCCACAATAAACGCATGTGCAGCCAAAGTGTAATTTAATACTGCGCCTCCAAAGGCGCTTAGCTTCAGAGGATGTCATGGTTATTAAGTTGTATAGGTAGTGATCAGGAGTTGGAAGTAATGGGGTCATGCTCGGCCTTTACGTGCTCGGTTTTTAGATGCTTTTTCAAGGAATGTTTTACCATTTTTCTTGTGTGATACATCTTTACCGTCACCATTGCCATAAGTACCGCGTCGTCGGTTTTCTTTATTTAAAGCAGACCTTTTTGAGATTTGTAGTTTGGAACCATCATACTTTTTTTGGTATGATTTATAGTTACCATTAGCGAATTTAGCACCGCTATGCTTAGAGCTTCGAGCCATATAGCCTCCGTTGGACTAGTTCTGGGTCAACAGTTGGCATAATGTTAGCCAATTTATCAAGTGAGTTACCGTCAAAGGCGACACCACTGATGTCATTCTTTGATAGCCAATCACAAGCTGCTTTTAAATCTTGTGTAGTTGCCTCACCTGATTTAACACGGTTTAGGAACTCAGTAGTAACTAGATTGTGTAGCTCATTAAATTGTTCTTCACTCGCTTTGTTTTTTGACATTAGTCTTCTTGGCTCGTGTTTTCTTTACGACTGGTGCTTCAATTGCATACCATGTTTCACCTGGTTCATGCACAAGGTGTGATTCTGCACGTACTGCTTGTTCAGCAGTTTCATAAGTACCAAGTACCTTTTGAGTACGGAGATCTACTACGTTGTAAGACATAATTAATTTCTAAGGACAATTTGGTCTAGTTTGTTTTCAATACGCACCATATGATCTTCCATACGCTGGACCATGACTGATAAATCAGCTTTAGATACATAGTCCTGAGCCACGTTAAGTTCAATAGCGTCGATACGTCTGTCAAGACCACTAATGCGATCATGTACATTGTTTATTCGATTGTGTAATCTGTTATTCAGAGTTGCGCCACCAGCAACTAATGCGATGACAGCAGTTACTAGTGCTTCCATTATTTAATTGAAACGATTGGTACGATGTCATGGCAAAGCATTTCGACACGACTGCCAGGTCTAAAAGTAAAACCTGACTTCATAATTTCTGTACACTTAAGTGCTCTGACTAGTTCGTAATCAAGACGCATCTTTTGTTCGTGTTTACGGGCGATACCTTTACAGGTTTCTATCATTCCACCATCTAGTGGTACTGAGAAGTTAAGTTGTACGCCGTAGTTATTGCTGCGTACATACCCTTCGTTATCGAAAGGAATAGTATCATTGCCCATATAAAAAGGCGAGAACTGCATGGTTGTTCCATTGCAACTATTATTACCTGAAAAGTATTGACGAGACGGTGCTCCATTGTTTTGGAATTGCACCGCCTGATTGGTTACATTACCTGTAGCTGCTGCCACAGGAGATGATGTATTTTGTACCTTAGGATCTTCGTTTGCGTAAGCAGGACTTACTGAGAGAAGACCGATAAGGAAGTAGTAACAGTATTTTGCTGGATTGTTTCTGTGACTAAACTGTCTTCGATTAGACCTGCTGTTCTGTTTACAATCTCTAGTTGAAATTGCTCCCCAGCATTTGTTACTGAATATGTTGTAGCGGTGTCTGCGATGTCGCCGCTCGGTGTTACGTTTGTTCCAGACCATGATGAATAATCACCACCGTAGACGTTTGTAGCAATGGTTCGGTCAATATCAATGGTGGTAGTTGTTGTTGACTGCATTGAACCTTGCGTAAAGTTAGGGGTTACCTGAGCTGAAACTGGAGCCGCAATAAAAAGAAGTAGAAGTAATTTCTTCATTTGTTTTTTTCTCTTGAAATAGAAAAGGTTGCTAGAGTTCCGCTAAGAATAGAAGCGACATATGTAGGATCCATCTTTTCCATCCATCCTGCATAACTTGCAGTTAGGAGTCCGGCTGACCAGACGAGGACGATGAACTTGATGATCCCGCCTTTTTTGTCATCTTGTTCCATGCTTGCTTAAATATGGGTTTCATAAGCATCACTAAGTATTTAAATAGTGATGTAGCAGCAAGGGTGGCAGCTACAGAGATAAACGCTGTAGTTGCTGCTGTAGTCATGATCGTAGTAGTCGGCATTGGGACTTCAATGTCCGTAAATGGGACTTGTATGATCTGAGCTTCAGGTGGAATATTAGGTTTAGTTGTGGTTGGATTAGATTTAGTTTTATTAGTTGAACTCTCTGGTGCAGGATCAGAGTTAATACCCTCTATCCCTGGAGGTGGCCTAAGCGTGTTAGGAGGTACCACAAGCGGCCTGTAAGACGGCACATCTGCTCTTGGTACCTCTAGTATAGGTATGGGTAAATTAGGCGCCTCAGGGAGGCTTAGAGAGGGTAGTTTAGGTGGGTCAACCCACTCCATTACTCAGCACCAAACAATCCACGCTCAATAAAGTCTACAGCTTGATCATCAACTGTATTGTCTGTTGTAGAAGCCAACTTCCGCAGCAGGTCAATAATCAATCGTTTGACCTTTGGAGATTGGATAAAAGAGAACAGGATTGGACGGATAAGTGTAATCATAATTAAATAGGTGTAGGCCATGCCGTAGCAATGGCAGGGTTAGCGACGGTTTCCATGACTGGATTACCCGCTACTGGGTTAGCAACTGTCTCTCCAGCTTCGTTAGTAATCGTGTCAGGTTCAACAACACCTACCCCTTCAGAGTCAGTTTGTTGACGGGTAATAGTAGGTTGACCAAACAACAGCTCAATTAAAGCTGGTACATCAGCAACAGCATTGATCTCTGTCTGTCGTGTATTACATGCTGAACGAACAGCACCACGATATGTAAGCCAAGCTGAAGCCACAGCTTGCCCCAATTCTGCAGCACGTGTAACACGCCAATCAGAAGGAGAAAGAAGTGAATCACAAATCTGAGATTGAGTTGCTTTCCATTGTGTCTTCAAGCCAGTAGTGGTGTTACCGTCTTCGTCAGTAACGTCGTTAAGTTGCTTGGGATTATCAACACCCCAGTAGAACCGTTGGTCATACGTGGGGTCATTAGCAACTTCAGTAATACCTAGGGCTGTCTTCTCTTCAAGTGAAGCCAACCTCAGCCAATTAGCTGGATATTGAATTCCAGAATGAGTAAATGCCCGATCGTAAGATAGGGGCTTGTTATCTAGTTTAAGCATAATTAATTAATTAGTTTGTTTAACGAGCAAGCCCGCCATTGCTGGCGAACGGGTGTTCTGCGAAGGCGGCGTAGATGTAGGTTCCACTGCTTGCATTTGTAGCCACACCTGTACCTCTGAACTTAAACCCGCTAGATGTTAAATCGACAAAATTGTTAGTGATAGGGTTTAGCTCTGCCCCTGTAGTATTGGCAGCAATCGCCATTTCGACCGTATTAAAAGTTCCTCGAACAGAGTCATACACCCACCAATCATCTGCAGCGTCAGTGCGTTTCACCAGGAGCCATGCTGGCCTAAACCCGGTAAACACAAACGGACCATCTGCAGATCCGTTGCCGGTGTATGAACCAAACGAGCTATACCCTTCGACAGGTGCGAAGCAGTAGGCGATCATGTCTTCACCACTTGTGTTTACATCTGATCCATATACATAAAAAACAGACGACGTAGGCAATGTTGCTGAACTGTTTGACTTAGCCGCTGTTAAGTTTAAATTTAGATAATCAAGGCTGCCGTCAATTAAATCTGTATATGCAAGCCAATTACGAGCACCGTCTCTTGATTTAAGGATATAAAATTCAGGTTTATCATTAAGACCGTGCCCGACACTGTCATTATTAGTCCCGCTTGCAGTCCAACTAACAATCGAGAACCCAGCACTTGGGTTGGCTCTGACTTGTGAAGTTATGCTGCCGTCAGTGTTAGATACCGTCGATGTTCCGGCGTCCCACGCCCAACCAACAAGTTTTTCACCGCCGCTTGGATTACTATTACCATCTCCGATAGTAAATCCATCAGAATCAAAACTAACAAATCCTGTTCTCGTATTTTCTGCATTTGTGTTATTTGTTGAAAGAGTTTTATCACCGCCTATAACAGAATTTGCCAATAAATGCCACTGACCGCTTTGGCTTATAATTTTCATCCAAGTAAAATCAGGTGAAAAATTGGTTGATATTAACCTATTAGATGTGCCGTCACCATTCCAAACATTCGTATCAAAATAAAGACTGCCATCCGCAATCGTTGAACTTAAATTTGCAGTATTGAGCGACTTGTAGCCGCTTGGTGCGGTATAAGCGAAGGCACGTTGGCCGAAGTTTGTTGGGTAAGCTGCTCTTGCCACGTTTGAGCCCATTGCTGGTGTGACCGAAAGCCCAGGAGTAAAAGTAAAATGATCTGCTGTTTGTAAAACATTGTTTATGTATAGTTTTAAAGTTCCGTTGTCACAATCTAAAGCAAACCCTAAAATGTCTCCATTAGACATAGCGCCGACATTGCTGGCAGCAGCTCTGCCAAAAGGAGATTGAAAACTGAAAAGGCCCTGACCAGTAAATCCTGCTGTCCCTGCCACACCGCCAAGGTAGGTTGCACTCGGTACAGCACCTGATGTTGCTATACCGCAAACATTATTAACTGCATCTGTTTTTGAAATTTCCCAATACCATTTACCACTAGACACGTGAATAGTAGCTTTACTTATCCCAGCACCGGTCAGTGCATTGTCTAAATTTCCATTTGTAAGAACACTGTTACTAGCCTTATCTAGCGGACTCCACGTCGCATAATTGCCCACGACTTCGCCGCCGGCTCCAGTGTCTGTCTGCGTGCCGTTGGTTGGTGAGTCAACTAGGGAGTCGTTACCTGCACCTGCAGCAACGCTTAAGTTATTAACAGTCCACGTATTACCGTTGGAACTTGTGTCCGTACCAAGCGCAGCGTTTGAACTGTTGTCCGCAAAGTCTAGGTGGAAGGAGTTTGCACCACTGTTATCAACAAGAATTGTACCTTGGTTTTTAAATGCAGTTACCTTCATTGTAGTTCCACTAGAAGGCTTAAGTTTAATATTAGAGACACCACTAATATTACTTGTGGCAGTTGTGTAAGTATTTGCAGCTGAAGAAGTCCACGTTATGCCACCATCGAGAGAATACTGAGAGGTTGCGTTAGTAGCGTAAAATTCAAATGAGCCAGTAAGACTTAGTGACGACAAGTCGAATGTAATAATTTCGTCAGCAGTTGAAAGCTTGGCTCGAGTGCTAGTGCTGCCATCAAAAGCGTTTGTTGCGCCTTCTCCACTAACAAAACCACCAGGAGCAGAAAGGTAATTACTGTAAGTAATATTGGAAATATTATAGTTGCCTGTATATTTCTTCGGCTGCCACACACCGTTGTCATCAGTCTCACCAAAATCTGTTGGTGCTAATGCTTGACCATCGATAAAATGTACGTCGGCTAGGTAGCCGTCAAAATTACTATCTGAAACACCAATGGCTGTACCAATTTCATGTGGCTGAGCAGCATTAACGTCAGTATCTGAGTTTTGAGGAGGATATGAACCAGATAAGCTTATTTCTGCACCATTTACATACGCTTTTACTCGATCAGATGAAGTCGATTGCGTAGTGTCAAAGGCAACCACAATGTGATACCAAGCGCTCGGATCCCTAAATAATGCATCAGAATCTAATTGATAAGCAGTTGTGCTTGTGTATCTAATATCAAGTTTGTCGCCACTGTCAAATCTAATAACAGTGTGGTCATCACCAGCTACAAAATTGCCAAACAAAGAGTTAACGCCAGAGCGTGAAATAGAAGATCTTTTCACCCAACTGCTCCAAGTCCACGTTTTGCGATTACCTGCAGCACTTGGGGTGCGATTTAGATACGCAGAATCACCTGAGTTGAACCTAAGCGAACGTTCAATCTCGTAGCCACCACCTCCTTGTCCAGAGGCACCAGCTAGAATATTATTAGATACTACACTCATGAATACAATGCAGTAAAGACTGTATGAATTGAGGTAGCACTACGCACGATGTAATCAATACGATCTACAGAACTAGCTGCAGTCGATAGTGTGGGTGCAGTACCTCCAACAAAGTCCCAATATGATCCCCACGCTGCAGTACGTGAACCTGTTCCATCCTGGACAAGAAAGATAGAACCAGATTGACCTGCAGTTAGGTTAGTTGGGTTAGCAATTGTTAGGTTTTGATCAAGCGTTAAACTGTAGTTATTAGATGTTGCAAAGTCAGGCGTTACAGTTGCACCAGATGTCAACGTAGTAATCGTTGCACGTTGAGCAGCAGTAAACGTCTGTGCAGCATCTGTTACAGCATTAGTAGCTGGTAATGTAGCTTGTGTACTGACAAGGGCTGCCCCTTCTTTAACGTACAGTTTGTCTTGGTCTGTTGCATAGCAAATCTCTCCTTCTTGGATGTCTGCTATAGAGCTATTAAGATTAGAATATGTTCCTCGTGCAACGCGCAGAGGAGTCCGATTAGCAGGTGTTGGCATTAGAATGATCCTCCGTCAAATGTTGTTGATGTTGATACAAGGGATGAACCGTTAGCAAAGTTACCGCCATCGCAAATGGCAATGACTTCAGCAGTATCTACAGTCCACTTGGATGTTGCAGTTTTATATCTAAGAACTTGGTTGTTAGCGATAGGTTCTACACCGTTAACAATTGCAGAGGAAGTAAGTGTTACAGACGTGCAACTGCCATGGTCGTAGTACATGTTACTACTAAATTCAATAACACTTACTCCTGCTTGAACGACGGTACTACTAGCTGCTGTTACAACTGTAAGTCCATTTTGTGCAATAGTGTTACCGTTAGTCAAAAGCCAACTAATATCGACGGTATCTCCAACCGATAGGCTATTCATAATAGCAACTACACTGCTATTAAGTGTGCTGTAAGTAAAATTAGCGTTGGCAGTAGTAGTGTTAAATCCAAAACCAGGTCCAGAAGAAGCGGCTGCATTACCTGGATCATTAAACGTTAACGAATTACTTGTTGGCTTATAAGCAAAGTCAGTTTGCGTAATAATCGAAGAAATTGTATCCCCAAAGCTAAGTACACCACTTCCATCTGTCTTCAATACTTGCCCACTTGTACCGGTATTATTAGGTAGTGTCAGTGTATAGTTAGCACCTGCACTATGTGGTGGTCCTTTGATCTTAATACCGTGAGAGTTGTTCTCACAGTTAAGAGTTAGTTCACCACTACCATTTGTACCATCTCCTTTGACAATAACATTATCATCAAAGCTAACAGCACCAGTAAAGGTACCACCAGCCAGTGGCATCTTGGTAGCAAGTGTAGTTACGTTTGCTGCAATATTAGTAACATTAGTAGCAATATTGGTAGTATTAGTATTACCATTTGCTTTAGTAAAATACCTATCCTCTGGATCATTAGCAAAGTAATCAACCCAGTTCCAGGTTGAACCTGAAGAACTATATTGAATACGTGCTGTAAGACCAGAACTACCAGTAAAGCCAACTGGATAACCAGTCAACGGTGTAAAGCTTTGGATACCCGTTGAATCAGCTACTTCGACTCGATCGTTATCACTAGGAGACGATGGAATGCCTGCTACGTTAGCAACAGGTGAATAGAAAGCAGCACCAGCCACAGCACTCTGAGCTGCGTTAGCAGTAGCCACAGCAGCCGTAGCATTAGTGTTTGCAGTATTAGCAGTAGTTACCGCAGCAGTAGCATTTGTGTCTGCTGTATTAGCTGTAGTAACAGCACCGTTAGCTGTACTAGTGGCAGTCGCTGCATTAGCAAGAGCCGTATTAGCAGTTGTGGTTGCAGAGTTAGCAGTTGTAATTGCAGTAGCAGCATCTGTAGCTGCAGAGTTTGCAGTATTTACAGCAGTAGTTGCATTAGTAGATGCAGTATTTGCTGTATTTACAGCTGCAGTAGCGTTAGTCGAAGCTGTGTTAGCCGTGTTAACAGCAGCTGTAGCATTTGCTGATGCTGTATTAGCAGTGGTTACAGCAGTATTAGAGTTAGTTTCAGCAGTATTGGCAGTAGCAACAGCAGCATCAGATTTAGTATTAGCTGAGTTAGCCGTTGTCACTGCACCGTTAGCAGTCGTTACAGCAGAGTTTGCCGTAGTAACAGCTCCATTAGCAGTAGATGTAGCAGCCGCAGCTTCATTATCAGACTCTTGTGTAACGTATAAGTTTTGAGTAAAGTTGTTATTTAAATCCTCAGCTTTAATGGCGGAACCTGAGAAGAAAGTAGAACTAAGAGTATCGATAACAGTATCACGATAAATACGAATAGCGACACCATTAGCAGGTGCTGTAGTGAATGCCAGCGTTGTAGCGTTAGCAAATGTAAATGCAGTTGTAGCAACTGTGTCAAGTGTTACCTTAACATCAGCTTGTTTCAAATATTCAAATGTAAATGAATAGTTCGTTGTAGAACCATTCCCTGTATATGTAGTTTGTGTAATTGCCATTAGTAACGATTCGTTGGGATAATTCCTAGTTCGGCATTTCTATCGTTTTGTTTCTTTATATTAATACGCTGTTGAATAGCATCTTGCATTTCAGAATCTAATTGCAAGAATGCAGATTCTTCAGCTTTTTTCTGTGCCCTATTTAATTCCATATGGAATTCTATCATACTTACCAATAGGAACAGTTTCAGAATCAATACGATTTCTACGGGCTTCTTTTAATTCTTGTATTGTATTACGTGATTCAGCTAATTTAGAAATACGTTTAATTTCATTTCTAAAGTAACCATTTTCTCCCATGAGTTGGAATAGTTTAGCACGCTCATCATATTCTAGTTCAACACCATTACGTGTTTTAAATGCAGATGAAACATCATATTCAATGTCATACAAGAACTTTTCTTCTGGACTCATTGCTGGATGAATCTTAAGTGGTGAGTGCTGATTCCAAAGACGTTGTAAGAAAGTATATTTATTTGGAGCTTTACCTGTAACAGGACTAACAATAGTAGGTAGACGGTTGATAGGATCAAATACACCAAGAATTTGATTACGGTTTGCAATATGAGACATAATATCATTATTAATCTCTTTTAAACCACCATCAAGTAATTGACCGATTTGATTACGAGCACCACCAAGTGGACCAAGTGAACTAATTTGACCAGCAGCAAAACGATTAATTTGATAAGTATTACCAGCAAACATTTCTACAACAGGTGTTAAAATAGAAGCAGCTTGGTTATCTGCCATCGCTGCACCTAAAACAAACACTGCTTTTTCAAGCATTTGTTCAGTAAAAGTCTGACCAAGTAAATCAAAGTTATCAGCAATGTTAGCGACAGTTGCTACCCAATTACTCATACCAGGACCAAGAAGCTCATTATATTCAACACGTGTACCATCGTCAAGAACAACAGAACGTGGTTTAAAGTTACTATTCTTTTGACGTGCTTTATTTAGTCCACGATCAAAAGTACCATCACCTGTTGTACTATAAAAACCATCACCAAAGAAACGATCTTTTAATACATTAAAAAGAACTGTATAAGTAATAGCAGTAGAAATACCTCGCCTACCAAGAGTTCTATTTTTTACATCAGAGATAGCGTTTAACTTAGCAACGTCATCCATTTGATTTAATTTATAACCACGTTTACCTAGAACTTTTTCCATTAGTTCTGGGTTCTCCATAAAAGTTTGAAAAGGAGTATAGACTAAATCATTAATATCTTCTTGAAAACTTCTAAACGGAAAAGGAACAGTTTCATCAGCTATCCTAAATATATTTGTTAAAGTTGTAGGGAAGGTTAAAATTGGAACAGCGCCTGGTACATACCTAAGAAATTCATTTAAACCTCTAGTAATACGTGAATCTAAGTTAAGAGCAATATCTGAATTCCTGTATTTAACAACCTGATCTTTAATAAGTTCATCCTTACCAAACATACTATTATATTCAGAACTAGCAATCTCCTTGATTCTAGCTGGTGTTGCAGCTTCTCCTAATCTTTCTAATTCATCCATAGCACGAAAACGTGCTTCTTGATTAGCAATAGTAGCACCATTCCAACCATCTAATGCTGTAAATGAATTTGCTGTTAATCTGAAAATAGGATCAGATTCCATTGCTTTTAAACCATCATGATAGTTTATAAGAAATTTAAATGCATGATTACCTCTAGCTGCCTCAGCATCAGCAATAGCACGATGTTGTACTGCTAACTCGTCTTGTTTAATCATATAATCAAGACGTGTTTGGCTTTTTACAGAATTAGGATTCTGTGATGCTTTCATAAACAACTTACCAGCATATGGTAAAGCTTTCTTTTGTGTTTCAAAGATAGAATTGTAAGCCATCCAACCACGTTGCACGTCTTTTAATTTACCTCGCATCATTGCACCAGCAAAATAAGCAATAGGTTGTTCTATACTACCAGAGAAGTTACCATAAAGTGCTTTAGCTGCACTAGTAGTTCCTGATAATATACTGTTAAAGTAATTACCTTTTACAGCCTGCATTATAAGATTTGGTGCGTCTGGATCCGTATCAATAACAGGACGCAGGTAAACATAAGACTTTAAGATGCTATCATTTAAAGTAGAAATAGAATGAATTTTACCATCAGTTTTTTCATACAACTCAAGAAATGCATCTAAAATATCAGGTCTATTTTTCTGTAGATATTCCCAACTTTCAGTAAACAACTCACTTTCAGTTTGAATTTCTTTTAAAACTTGAGGGTAAGCATCACTAATAGATTGAGCAATCTGTTCAGGTGATTTACCAAAGTTTTTAATTCTTTCTGCAACTGCTAAGAAACCACGTTTTTGAGTTGTGTAATATCTAGTAGAACCTATAAGTTGTTGAAAAAATTTGATCTTATCAAGAAGTTTTTCTTTAGCAGCTTCTTCAGAAATAGAACCTAAATTAAGACGGATACCTTCAGACAAATCAGCAATCTGTCCAGCCATAGATGTAGCAGTATAAGCTTGTGCTCTTGCTATATCCATATCAGTATATTCTTTAGCCATCTTACTGATAGAACGTAATGCTCCTTTATAACCTTCTTCAGTTAATATTTCAGCACCAAACTCATTAATACTAATAGTTGGTTCGAGAACACGTTTAATGTCATCTATACTAGCAGAAGGGTCAAACAGTTCTACAACTAGATTATCACCTTGTTCTAGAACTTCATCAAAAGTAACAGACCAATCTGCTGCTTGCATACCGTAACGGTCAGCTTCTTTTAGTTGTTGAGTAAGACCAATAGTAATTTCTTCTACACCACCAGGTGTTTCTGTACCATACTTAAGGGCAGGTTCACTGATAAAATTACCTAGACGACCATACACTGTACCTTTGTTACGAGCAATACGTGCTGCATCAATACTAGCACCAACAATACCAAAGTCATCAACTGACCGCATACCTGTTTCTCTGAAGTCATACAAATCATGTACACCCTTCATAGGGATGTTAGTATCAGAGTTCTTAGACATATTATAATATCCAAGTTCATCTAGATCAGCTTGTTGTTTAGCAACATACTGTTCTAATGCTTCCTCTACATTATCACTTCTAGGAGGAGGTGCAATTTCAGCAAGGCGTTTTACTGCTTGAGGAGTCTCCCCTACTATTACAGGTTCCTTAAATATCCGCTTCATTTCTTCAAAAGAAGAACCCATTTTTTTGACAAAAGGTAGAAATGGAATAAGAAAACCAAGTGCTAGATCTTCATTAATATTTTTTTGACGGCGTTCATCTGTACCATCAGTATCAAGTGTTGCCCAATTATCAGGAATAAAATCATACTGAGGGGGTATCATTTTTTTAATACTACCTAAGAAGTTATCACCTTCTTCATAAGGAGAGGCAAAGCGTCCAACTGCTAATGATGATCCTGCTTCTACACCCCTAGCACCAATAAATTTCATAAAGGCTGATTCACCTATTTTAGAGCCAACTCTAGCTTGAGCTGCCGCACCAGCTGACATACCAGCATTTTGTAGTAAAATAGTAGGTGCTACAACAGCAGAGATGTCTCTTGTTACTTGAGCTAATGAGTCTTCATATTTTGTAGCTTTAGGAATTTGAGGTGCATCTAAACCTCTCATAATATATTTAGATGCAACATTTAATGCATTTGTAGCAGTATCAATTAAACCTTGACCTGGTGCACTTAAACGTTCTTTAACTTGTTCATTGGTTTCTTCAAGGGGTTGACCAAAGTAGCTAAGACCTTGTAAAAAACCTGGTTCTTGTTTGCCCCCACCCGTAGGTTGAGGTTCTGGTTGTGTAGACTCTGGTTGTACTTCCGTAGAAGGTTGAATAGATTCAGGTTCAAGTTCCAACTCCTGCTCTTGAGCAGCTGCTTGCCTTTGCTGAATGTCAAAAATTTGAGCATTTGAAAGGGTTCGTTGTTCCTCTTGTCTTTCGTATTCAATCTTTTCGTCTACACTAGAGTTCTCTGAAGGATCATTCATTGTGTGTTTTTATAGGTTGTTTTTGTATTCACCTGATGTGAAAACAGTCCAATCATTAAAGTTTTTAGCTTGATCATAAAGATATTTTGCTGCTCTCATATTTAGAACTGGATCCAATAAATCTTCTCGTTTAGTAATTCCAAGTTTTTGAAGCCATCCTCTGTCTTTGTGGTAACCCCAATTAATTTGCATTAGACCGACACTATCTTCACCAGTTTGAGCATATAAACCAGAACGTCTTGTACTGTTACTAGTATCCCAGGCGCTTTCACCTTTAGCAATAGCTTGAACAAATACAGCTTCTTCTGGTGTAAATCCTTCAGAAATTGCTAATTGTGTTACTTCATTTCTAGTCAAAACAGCCCCACCGCTGGGGCTAAAACTACTACGAAGACTTTGACTAACAGTTCCTCTAACCACTGCTTCTACATGTTTAAACTGAAAAAGATTTCCAGATGTTACTTTTTGATATAACGGAGCAGGTAATGATAGCATCCAGTTTTGTTCTGGAGTTGCAGGCAATAACTGAAAATTTTTACCTGTAACTTTATTAATAGCATCTTGTTGTCTTTGAAAAAACTCAGACATTTTTAATGGATTATTTTGATACCTAGGATTAGCATTTAATTTTTCTAATGCTCTAACCATCAAAGGTGGGTATGTAGGAATTTTTCCTAATGCAACATCTTCACGTGCCTTTGCCATTTGATCAGTATTACCTAATGCATATGGTATATCAGCAATCGCATCACCTATTGTAATTAACAAATTATCATTATAAGTTAATCGATCAGTATCAATACCATTTATATTTGGATAAAAATAATTATTTTGTGCATCCGTGGCTCGTGCAAAAGGATTAGTTGAAGGAGCCCCCTTTGGATTATTTACAGGATCATAGATACCTAGTTCTCCTTGTTCTACTAACTCATTTACTTTTATTACAGCCTCGTCATAAGATGCACCCTCATTTTTCTTTCTATATTTTATAATTTCTCTAATATATGCATTATAAAATAATCTTGTTCTACTATTAGCATCGCCACCCTCCGTAACATTTGTACGATCTTTTGCATCTTTTAATATTGCTGCCTTTGTTGCCTTGTGATCGTTTCCAAAGTATTTTTTTTCTTGTTCCTCAAATTTTGCGAAAGCTTCTGCTCTTACTTCAGGGTTTTCGTATGAACTAGCTTTTTGTGCAGTAAGAGTTAAATCAACAATAGCTCTATTTAAATCTTCTTGTTCAGCTTCTTTTGAATTTTTTCTAACAGAAGCAATAGCATGTTTTACTTGAGGATGATATTCTGATTCAAGAACACCATTTTTAGCAGCGGTTTCATTATAAGCTTGAATAGCAGGTTCTTTACCTAATGTAAGGGCTCTAGTAAGACTAGGTAATTTAGATGCTGATTCAGCAAGAAAAGTATCTTTTCTAAATTTCTGCTCAGCTTCAAATTTAGCTAGTGCAGATCTCCTACCTTTGGCGGCCGAAATTTCAAATTGAGCTGGGAATCTTTCTTTCCAAGTTTTACCATTGTCAGTAACAACACTTCCAAATTTCTCTTGTAGAGCTTCATCATCAGTAGAAGAGATTGCAGTTTTCCAAGCTGTATTTGCTGTGCTATAATTAGAAGAATTAATTAGACCTACATAAGCTATATCTAAATGTTGTCCTGCAGAAATCAGCTCCTTAGCTTTTTCTCCTAAAACTTGTTTATCATAAGCTACCTTTCTTGCAGAAGCTTGGCTTAATCTAACTTTATTTTGTTCTTCAATATCACCCCTAGCTGGAGAAAAAAATAGAGCTTCAGTAATACCATGCTTATTACGCATCAAAGTATCAGCTTCTGATCTTGTGCTACTTTGAACAATTTTAAGCATGTCAGGTGAGTTATATGCATCAGCACCTGAAAATTGTTTACCGTTAGGTAGTTGATATTTCTGTTCAGAATTTTCTAAATTTTTATTTAATAACGTACCATATACTGAACTATAAAGTCTATTAAGTAAAACACGTTGTCCTACTAAACCTAAGCCTCTTTCAGAAGCAAGTGCTTCAAATGTTTTATGCAAAGGTTCACCAGATTGTGCAGCCTCTTGTTGAATTACTGATGCAGCTTTAATACCAGCTCTTTCAACTTTATTAAATGCATCGTCGTAATATAATTCTTCAAAAGGATTAAGATCCTGAGCCATTGCTAGCGCAGTCTGATCTTCTAATTGCTTAGCTGTACGACGTGCTGCTGTTTTAGCTGCAGTTCCACTAAAATCAACAATACTACTTATAATAGTTTCAGTAGCTTGTTGATCATACTGAGCTTGTTGACGATCTCTTGCTGAAATTTGATTAAGAGATGTCTGTTCACGTTGTAAATTATCTATCTCAATCTGTCTGTTTTGTGCAAATTTTCGTTCTGTGTATTCAGTGTTTTCCCTCATTGCTTGTAGGTTAGTCTCACGCTGTTGCATTTCAGCAGCATGTTTCCTTTCTAAAGCATTCAATAATTTAGTGTCACGCTTCTCCATTTCAGACAAGCTAGCTTTTGATAATTGAATTGGGGCAAAACCTTTTTGTTGTGTAGCTGATCTGAATTGAAGACGTGCCATAAGTTAAATGTTTATAATAATTAAGCAATGGATCCAACACCACCTGGTATTGTGATTGGAGGTGTGGGAATAGAAGGAGTAGAAAGAGTAGGAGGAGGAGTAAGACTTTTTCCACCATAGTCCACTCTTGAAAGAGCACTTGCTGCATTACCAATACCACTAATAATTGGAGCCCATGTACTTTGTTGAGCTGGCGCTGGTGTAAAGCCAGGAATTGCTTTCATAGATTCAACAAACTCTCTTTCTGGTGGTTTTTCAGGTTTAGGATCATAACCTGCAAATTCAGGTTCAAGCATCATAGATGCCTTGGTGTTTATATCAGCATACTTTTTCTGTTGAATAAGTTGATCAATGTTACGTCCAGTTTGATCAATAAAACTCTTCATATTAGCAGACATAATTTTACCGTTATACTCAGCTTCACCCTCAGCACTTTTAATAGCACTGTTAATCTTTTCTAAATTAAGACCAACACCTGTCTCAGCTAGGCTTGTTTCAGCACTTAACTGTGCTAACTCAATACCTGCTTGTACTCGTTTACCAGTTAGTTCTCTTTCGATTCCAACAATACCACGTTGTAAAGCAGCAGCTGTTGATTGCTTACGTTTAATCCTTGTACCACCAGCTTGTCCTAAAGAAGCTTTACCTTCTGCTAACAAACCTTCTACTAAGGTTGCTTGTTTTTGAAGAGAACCAGCAGTCATTAAAGAATTTACTTGATTTGCAATAGATGCTGTTCCTAAATTTTGTTTACTTTTAATACCAAGTAATTTAGCATGTTCCTCCCTTATATTAAAACCTTGCTCAGTGTATACATCTTGTAGAGCACCTAACGAACTTTCACCTTGAAACTGATTTTGAAGAAACATATCTTCAACTGAAGCTATCTGACTTTCAAAAGCTTGTTCAGCTGCCTCTTGATTTAAACCAAATTGAGCAGCAGCAATTTCATTACTTTTTGCAAATCTTCTTAGGTCTTGTGCGTGTGCAAAATCTTGAAGTTGCTTACCACGTTCCCAATTTTTAATTGAGGTATCGTAGCTATAATCACGCATTGCATGATAATTAGCTTGTTCAGCTGCATCACGCTTTTCATTAAATTCGTTAGTCTTTCTAGCTACTTTTTTGTTAAATTTTTTTTGTTCTCTGTATTGTTTTCTAGCAGCTGCATTTTGTTTAGATGCTGAGCTAGAACCCATGATGCCGCCAAAAATAGAACTAACTGCACTAATACCTGCAAAGGTTGCTGTAACTGGATCTATTACACTCATCTCTAAACCAGAGACGGCTAGCTGTTCATCTAGAAAATGACTACCTTTTGGATTAAACATATTTAAACCCTCTTATAGAAACGTGGTGAATAGTTGCCTTCCCACGTCATTGATACTAACGACACAGGGTATGGAAAATTACTTGTCACTTTTAATTCAAAATTAGTATTACGTTGATGGATTGGTATAGTGAAAAGATGTTCGGATGTAATAGGACTGCTATCTGCTTTATAAGTATTAGCATCAGTTACATACTCTATGTCTTTCCACTCATCAGATCCATCTGCTTTTACTTTAAATAGCACTGGACCTGTTCTACCTACAGAGAATGTTACTCTAGAGATAGTCAATGTAGCTGTATAATCAGAGGTATTAGGATCTTTCTTATAGTATAACCTAGGTAAGGTTGTCTCAAAGTCATAGTTATAACCTACAACAATACCATCAGCATAACTAGAGTAGTCACCTTTAACTTCAAAGTAGTGGTAACCTGTACCAATCTCTGTACGTTCTGTTGCCTCTAGATAGAAACCAGCATCAGCATCCACTGCTGCAGTTGTACCTACATCTGCTGTTGGAACAGTCAAAAGCATCACACCTTTAGTGTTTCTGAATGGTGTGTAAGGTACATAGATTTTAGTTACATCATTCGTTGAGTCATACACCACCGCATTGACACCTACAGCAGGCTGTACGGGCCTTGTAGCCATGTCTAGGCATGTATTACCAGTAATGGTAGTAGCGCCTGCTACAGAGCTTCCTGTGGGGATCTCATCTAGAACAATCTTGCCTAGTGTATATTCATCCTCTTGTTGTGATATGATGAATACAGAATCATTAATGATGTCTGCTGTTTGAATAGTACCAGGTAGTTGCCACTTTGTCCATGCTTGGAATAGATCTTTCTCACCATTATTAAAGTATCTAAAAAGATACAAGTAAGATGTAGAGTTATCTACTAGCATAATAACAGAGTTTTGTGGACTAACTGTTAAGCTATTAATACCTTCTGGAATCCATTCAAGTACAACCTTACTGATGTCTATTACAAGTGGACCTTGATCCACATCACGTAGTTGCAAAGTAAATAGTTTACTATACCCAGGTACCTTAGTAATAAATGCTGCTGTAGTACCAACATCAACAGGTGCTATATCAGGATCCACCTCATAGTTTGAGAGGTCTTTAATAACTGATGTAGTAGGTGTTAAGATATTAGAGTCAGAAGCATATACTTGGAACTGTTGACGTGCACTAAATAGTAGTAAACCTTGTGGAGAAGGTAGAACATCGGACAGTGTAACAGGTCTAACACTAGCTACATTTAAATCAATTGGATCACTTGCTACTTGTGCTGTAGCAGACTTAACAAAGAAGTTAAATGAATCATTTGCTGAACCAAAGAATACATTATCTTCAGACAACACACCAAATCTATTACTATAGAAGAAAGTAGATTGGATAGGAAAACCAATAAAAGATGGGATAGGACTTGTTACATCATCACCAGTCTGCCTAGCTGTATAAGTAAGAGGACCAAATGTAAATGCAGTAGGACCAGTATTTGCTAACTGGTGTGGCATAGTAGATGCATTTAAACCAGGTGAGGCATTACGTGCTACAGTTTCCTGCCAGTAACCCCTACCTTTTACACCATCAGCAGCTACAAATTTAACGTAGTAATCATCTTCAGCAGATGAACTATTTAAAATTTGTACATTGTGATCATGAAAGGATTCAACAGGAAGCTTAGATATGTCTGTAACTGAATCTTCAAATGCTTCAAGTGCTGAGTTAGTAGGACCACCTTTAGCATCAATTGTAAATGCTACTGGTGTACCAGATGGTGCACTGTAATCAGTTACAACTTGGTTACTACCATTAGTACGTTTAATAACAAGACTAGTAGTATAACCTTCTAGGTACCAAGAACCTGCAAAGTCTGCATTACCTGCTGTGTGCTGTGCTTCAATACCAGCTTTAATTGCATCAACAAGATGATGTGAAGCATTAACATTACCAGAATCAAACAACAACATGTTATCATATGTTGTAGCATTCTGAGCCACGGCTGAAAATGTTACACCTTGAATAATTGTTGAATAGACATAGGTAGAAATAAGTGACGTTAGGTTTAACGTAGCTACTGAACCTGAGACAAACGTACCAGCAGGTTGCATAGCAGTTGTTACTGTTTTGTTTGTAATAACTGTAACGTCCTGTACACTACGAAAGTGATAGTCTTTCTGTGTAGTACCTGTTAGATATGATGTAGCATTGTTAGTTACAGTACAAAAGGTACCATCAGTTGTAGTCCATACATAAATGTTAGAACCTTTGATAGCACCAATATAAGAACCAGCTGAATCACGTTCAATAAAGAACCAAATAGCACCATCTAATTCAGCCTTAGTAAATGCAGTACCATCGGCTTTCTTTAATACATTTGTATGTTGCATCCCTGGTCTCTTCAATAGACCAAAGGTAGGATCAGGGTAACCGTTAATGCATTCAGTTACTTGTCCTAATAATTTTTTGTCATCATTTTGGCGAGACACACCACCAAGAAAATTTGGTACTAGTTGTGTTACTGCTGGCATTAGCGGATCAAAGTATGGAACGGCTGGTAGCTTTGATAGAAGTTCTTACCTTTAGGACTACCAAAGAATGTATAGTCTCCTTGGTTACACTCATATTCTAAAGCTGTAGAACGTGCAAGAGCTTCCTTCTGTTGTAGCATTTGGAACTGATTAGGATCACCAATAATTCTACTAGATACAATCGAAGCAGATTTAGCAATAATAAATGATTGGATAGGAGTAGGAATACTTGGCCAATCAAAGTACCAAATAACATCAACGTATAGTTTTTCGTCTGTCCAGGTAAATGAATGAGCAGTCTTATCGTAAAGTTTGCCTTCACGATTAACGGCGTCTCTATCCATGTTCTGTGTATAGGTAGGATTCAAATCCATCTGAAGCATATTATTAGGAATAACTACTTCGTTATTTGAATCTGGTGTAATAGGATAATCGTATTCTTTATTGAAAGACCATCCTTCTGATTGTATTTCTCGTGACACTTCTCTTAGGGTGTTGAGTGCAATCGCAACGTCCGGGTTGGTTTGTGATTCAACTCTACTTTTAACAATTGATTGTGTCAAGATTTGACTACTAACAGTCTGGGAGATATTGATTGTATAGTTATATGTAACAGGGTCTGTAGGGGGAGTTACCTCTACACCTGCGACGGCAATAGATGTACCAACAGTTACATTGGGACCACCAATATAGGTACCGACTGGGATGTCAGCTGTTGTAGTAGTTAGAGTAGTACCGGAAATAGAACCAGTAAATTTAGAAACTTCATTTAGTACAAAAGTTTCATCGCTTGTTAGTGTTGTAACAGGAGCCTGACCAACTGACGCCAGGATCTGATTAACAGCTTGTAGCTCAGTGTTGGAGCCAGTAGTAGGGAAGGCCATAATGAGTATTATTCTCAATAAAGAATTAAAAAAAAGGAGTCCCCGAAGAGACTCCCGTATAGAAAAGATCAGAATGCAGCAGGAGCAGCAGCACCAACATACAGTTCGACGGCTGCAGCAGGGTTCAGATAGTCTGCACCACAGGCCAAGCGCCCGAGCATCACGTCTCCTTGGTAAACCACGGACACGTCTCCACTGGTGACTTGCACCTGTGGACCAATTGCTTCGACCATACCGGCTGCTTCCTTCTGGAAGATCAGACCGCAGGACTTAGCGCCGACTTCAGCAGCTGTACCATAATCATTGTTGATACCAGTTTCAGCAGTAGAAGC